ATTTTAGATACAATTACAGGTAAAGGTGATCGTGATCAAAAGAAATTACTTAATCAACAAATGAAAGATTATCAAGAACAATCGCGCATTACCAAAGAAGAATTAGCTAAAGCTAGAGGCGCTGAAGTAGCTGAAAAGAGACGGATACAAGAAAAGCAGATTAGATCATTGAGAGGAAAAGCAAGCTCTAGGGGCTTTTTAGGTTCGAGTAATGCAGAATCAGGTAATCAAGGATTAGGTACACAACTAGGCGGGTAATGAATGGATACTACGCAAGGAATGCCACCTGTAGTTATGCCGGCAGGTTCAATGTTGGAGATTTTGCGAAAACGCTATAATGCTGCAAAGTATGTAGCAGATTTGTGGATTCCGATTATGCAAGCATGTTTCTTTTATGCTGTGCCTTTTAGGAATCGTTATTATTTACCCGGCAAAGAATTTCAAGGTACGGCACAAAACACACGTGTGTATGATACCACTGCTGTTGAAGCTGTAACGATATTTGTTAGTAAACTGCATGACACAATGACACCACCGCAAGTGCAATGGGGATTTCTTGAAGTTGATGATTCAATGGTCGATAATCCAAAAAAGCCTGAGAACATACAAATCATTCAAGAAGCTCAATTACAACTTGATGCTTATATGAGACGGCTATTTACTTATATACATGCATCCAACTTCGATGTCGTCATTAATGAGTGCTACTATGATCTTTCTATTGGTACTTCTGCTTTGGTTATTAATCAGTATACCGACGATCAGCCTTTCTTATGTACTTCGATCCCGATGGATAAGCTGGCTATAGAAGAAGCTGTAAATGGAAATGTCGAATCATGGTTTCGCACATGGCAAAATTTAAAGATTGTTGAACTTCATACACGCTGGCCGGGCATAAGATTATCTCCTAATCTTTTAGCTATGATTGCTGGTGATCCTGATGCAGTGATAAAAAATGTTTATGAAGGGGTTGCTTATTTTGTTAATCAACCCAAAAAATATTGTTATGCGGTTTGGGCTGAAAATGATTTATTGCTTGAGCAATGGCTTGAATCAAGCCCCGGTATTGTATGGCGTTTTAAGAAAACGAATAACGAAACATGGGGCAGAGGTCCCGTCATGGAAGCATTACCGACTATTATATCTTTAAATGAAATGGCGAGGGTAGAACTTGCTTCAGCTAACCTTAACACATTTAGACCTTATATGGGTTTTAGCGATGCTATCTTTAATCCTCATACCTTTCAATTGCAACCATTTACAATCATCCCGATTGCACCAATTGGTACAGGTGGTCAGGTTCCTCTTATACCTTTGCCTAACAGTGCGGATCCTAACTTTGCCCAAATGACAATGGCTGATTTGCGTATGCAGATCAAATCATTATTATTTGCTGAACAGCCCCAAGATTCTAAGAGCGTACAACCACAAACGACTTATGAGCTTTCTATTAAGCAACAAAGTTTGGCTGAAAAGATTGGTCCCTTGTTTTCACGCTTGCAGCAAGAATTTTTATGGCCTTGCATCAAACGTTTTGCTTATATCTTGCATACAATGGGCAAACTTCCTTATCCTCAAGTTGGGGGTGTACCCATTGTATTTAAATACAAGTCTCCTCTGGCTAAAGCTAAGGGTCGTGCTGATGTTGAAGGATTTACCCAGTGGGTTCAGCTGATGCAAGGTATCATGGGACCACAAGCAACGCAGTTATATATCAATCCAAAGACTACACCTTATATACTTGCTGAAATGTTGCAGATCGATGAAAGATTTTTAAATACTCCTGAAGATGTACAGCGTGTTGCTCAGCAAGTGCAAGATCAACACAATGAAATGCAACTCGCACAATCTCAAGGGATGATGCCAGAACAAGCAGAAAATCCTGTGCAAAGTCCTATCGCACCCCCCGCTTAATAACAAGGAAGAAAGATGACACCAGAAACCAACCCGTTAATTCAACCTGAAAATTATTTTCAAGGTTATGAAGAAAGTGCAAGTAAATTAAAAAACAATCCTGAAATTCTCCTATTTGATAAACTTTGTTATGAATTGTTTGAAGCTCAGGAAGCAGGTAGAAAGTTTATAGAACATATAACAGAACGTTATTTATTAGCACCGGCGAGCACACCCGGTTCAGCCACTTTTGATAATGAAGTAAAATGGGCTGAAGGTTTACGTTATGCATTTCTGCTTTTGCGTAATGCTGTTAAGTCTCATAAACAACGTATAGAAGCTCAAGGAAAATAATGAATGAGTGAAAATCCTGATGAACAAAAAATCGAAACCCCGCAAGAACCGAAATGGTACATTGATGAAGGTATGCCTGGGGCAGGAGCAAGACCAACATGGCTACCCGATAAATTCAAAACGACTGCTGATCTTGCAAAAAGTTATCATGAACTTGAAAAGCGAGTGGGTACTGTACCTGATGATTATGATTTTTCTAAGTCTAAATATCTTGATCCCGATTATGTACCTTTTTCTGAATTGAAACAGATTGCAAAGGACAAGCGAGTTCCACAAGAAGTCATTGATAAGATGTTAGAATCCGTTGATAAATATATGGACGAGTTTACTATTGATGATAATGAAGAAATTAAAAAGCTTGGTGAAAATGCTAATGACCGATTAACCACATTAAATAATTGGGCTAAAGCTAATCTTAGTCAAGTTTCATACGAAGCACTTACGAATAACTTAAGAAGTGCTGAATCAGTTAAAGCTCTTGAAGAATTAAGGACTAAATTTATGTCTACAACTATACAAGTTCCAAACGGCAATGATGGTGCTACTCATAATGCTGCAACGTTAGAAGATATCAAAATGGAATTATCAAATAACTTGGCCAAATATAAAACAGACAAGACTTATCAAAAAGACATATCAGCGCGATTAGAGATAGCGGCTAAAAATGCTGGTGGATATGTTGACAAAATGGGCGCATAGTGTGCTACAATTTGTTCAGTACCAATTGCTAATTGGACAACTTCTGAGTATAGACCTCTGTAAAAAGAGATAATCATGTATGCTTAAAGCCCAAAAATACAATGGTGAAATAGGATATTTCATTAATTATTTTGGAGATAAGCTACATGTCTACCTCATTGACAGCGGTTCAACAAATAGAGTTTGATGCTCTCGTAAAAGCAGAATACCAATCCTTAGGTTTTTTATTGCGCGATTCAATCCGTGTAAGACGCGATGTAATCGGTGCAACAGTATCATTCCGTAAAGTAAATCAAATTCAAGCAGTGCCAACAGGCTATTTACAAACTGTTGTCATTCAAGATCCTAACTACAGTCAAACACAAGCTATCCTGCAAAAGTACACCGCTCCAACAGCTGTTGATAGCGTTCAAGAATTGACCGTTAACTTTGATGCGAAAATGGAAAATGCAATGCTTGTAGCAAATGCATTAGGCCGTCGTTCAGATCAAATTATTATCAATTCCTTAGCTGTTTCCCCCGGACAAACAATTGTCGACGGTGGAACAAATATGACTTATACAAAATATCGTAAAGTCATTCAATTCTTCGATAACAATGCTGTTCCACTGCCAGAACGATTCTGGGCAATGTCTGCGTCTAACTTTGCATCATTGCTTGCTGATGATCACTTTGTATCCACTTTCTATACTCAAAATAGGGTATTAGATAAAGGATTTGTTAGAGAATTTTTGGGCATCAACATCATCATCATCCCGCAAATGGTTGAAGGTGGCTTACCATTTTCATCAGGTGTCATTCGTGAAACCTTTGCTTGGCACAAACAATCAACAGGTATGGGTATCGGCCACGACTTCAGAACCGAAATTAACTACTTGCCACGCGAAACATCATGGCTCGTAAACGGTATTTTCAGCGCTGGCGCAATCACCATTGATAACTTGGGTATTATTCAAGTTAACTGCGATGAAACCTCAATCTAATTAATTTTCGGAGTATATTAACATGGCTTATACAGATGCAAATTTTGCTTGTATATCTTCATCTTTAAATCAAGGTCAATTAACAGTGACGCCTTTTGGTGGTTCACCAACTGTTGAAAATGCACCTAATAGCTTTATCTATGGTTCACCAAATGATGCGGTAGCAACAATTGCAGCAGCTAATTATTTCTTATCAAAATATGCTGTCTTAAATGTGGGTGATTGGATTTTTGTGGATGGAACTGATGCGAGCGAAATTTTAATTGTTGTTACATCTTCTTCAGCCGGTGTGACAACTGCTGGTTTTGCTGCAACAGGAAGCGTTAATACAGCTAACATCGTCAACAATGCAGTGACTTTTGCAAAATTTCAACAAGTTGCAGCATCCAGTTTAGTGGGTAACGCTACCGGTGGTTTAGCTAACGTCACAGGTATCACGCTAGGAAATGGATTAGAATTTAGTGGTAGTACTGTTAGAGTTCCATTAACAAATATGAGATATGCGGCTGTAGCAGTTACGGCAGCAGAGTTTAATGGAGCATACGCTGCACCTAAGCTTTTAATAGCTGCTGGTGGTGCGAATACAATAGTCGTTCTTAAACAAGCTCAACTATTAATGACCTATGTTTCAGCTAACTATGCGGCAGGCGGAGTTGTAGCTATACAGTGGTCCGCGACAGCGAATGGTGCTGGTACGATAGCATCCAATACATACTCTGCGGCTACATTTCAAGCTGCTGCTAGTACAGGTTGGAATTTTAATCCTGGGGTTGTTCCTGAAACATTTACAGCAGTTGCAAATCAAGGATTATATTTAAGCAACATTACAGGGTCGTTTACGACCGGCGATTCAACTTTCGTGATGCATCTTTGGTATGCTACGATACCGACTATTTAATATTCAGTTATATATTAGCGGTGCAAATATTGCGCCGCTTTTTCTAATAATTCAGGATTATCTTTAAAGTTTCCTATACCCATATTGCATTTGTAACATAATATTCCGCGAACTTTTTGTGAGATATGGCAATGATCTACTGCTAATCTTCTGTTTTTACCTATTCTAGGATCAAAATTTAAATTAGGAAGTTTGCAAATTGCACAAGCATAATTTTGAAGTTTCAACATTTCTTCATATTGTTCATTAGTTATGGCATATCTTTTTTGTAGAAATCTACTTTGTATTATTTTTTTATATGATTCTGTAGGTTTGTAAGAAGATCGCTTATAACAGAATTTACAAGCTAATGCTTTTCCATTTTTATTTGTTTGGTTTGGTTTT